CATCTTCGGCGTCTTTCCACTGGCGGGCCTCGCCCTGCCATGTGGTCATGATCGTGTCCAGGAACTCGTCATACCAAATCTTGCCGCGCAGATTTGGATCAGACTCAATCGCCCTGACCACGTTGTCAAGGTTCATGATCGGCGTGCCGTTCGGCATCAGCACTAGGTCAAGTTGTGGCCGAGCGTCGATCTCGCCTGTCTCTGGATCAATTGATGGTGCGATGGCGACTGCTGCAGATGGTTTCGCAGGCTTGGCCTTCCACTTGGTCGCCCGCGGCTTCATCCATGCCTTGCATTCATCCCAATTTGAAAATCCTGCATCTGCCGCATCCCACCCGTCCGGCTGATCAGAGACATCCAGAATCTTGACCTCTGCCGCGCTGGCGGAGATGATCTGCGCTACACGCTCCATGGCCTTTCGGCCAGGCTCGTCTGCGTCCGGCCATAACAGCACCTTGCGGCCTGCCAGCGGCGTCCAGTCGGCCTTGTCTGCGGCCATGGCGCCTGCGGGCCATGTCACCACCACATAGGGGCCAGCGAAGCGTCGTGCAGCCTCTGCGGCCTTCTCGCCTTCGACCACCAGCACCGCAGCGCCAGGACGCTCTGCAATCTCTTGGAGACCGTACAGCGGCCGCGGCGCAGGCCACTGGCCCATGCCCCACCGCTCACCGTCCCATGTCCACGGGATGATCTGCTTGCGCTCTCCTTGCGGGTCATAGCGGGCCACGTAGCCCAGCACTTCTCCGTGTGCGTTGCGGTAGGTCCACCGCGCCGATGGCTTGCCGTAGCGGCTATGGATGCACGGGCACTCCACGAAGTCCGCAGGCACTGGAGTAACCACGCGCCTGGCCGGCTCTGTTGGCGGCGCCGCATGGGCGTGACCATTGACTCGCGGCTGCGGCTTGGTTTCGCCACCGAGCTGGCGGTAAGCCTCGCCCATTGAAATGCTGTTGATCGCGCCGTACAGGCTCACCAGATCGCTGCCGTGGTCACCAGTTGCAAAGTCTGACCACGCGCCTGTTGCGAGGTTGATTTTGAGGGATTGACCGGCGGCACCGCTGAGATCTCCAGCGACCCAGGAATTGCCGCGCTTGCGGCCGGCCGGGAGCCAGGATGCGAGGTGAGTTTCAGCCGATGCGAGGAGTTGACGGGCCAGGCCGTCGAAGTCGAGGCCGGCCATGGTCAGACATCCATATCATCAATGTCCCCCTGACTCCTTGCATGGAAAGCAAGGATTCGCTCGCGCTGCAGAATCAACTGCGTCACAGCCACCACATCGGCGCCCGTGAAGTCGCGCACACGGCTTTGAAGGAGCATTTTCTTGGCCATGTCCAGCGTGTCTCCAACTTGGACAAGTGCCTCATGCCAATGCCCATCGCCGCGCATGTTCTTCAGCGCGGCATCAAATGGATGCGTGTCAATGTTCATCTTCGTTACCTCACAAACATACAGACAGAAAAGCCAGAACGTCATCTGGCCCCAAACAGTATAGACCCGCACCGCGGGCCAAAATCAAGACTTACCAAGGCACGTCGTCGTCCATGTCATCGAAGCTCGTCTTCGGCCTCGCCGCCGCCTGGCGCTCCCGCTGCGCCCGTTCCCGGATGGCCATGGCATCGCGCTGGTCCTGGGTCATCCGCGGCGCAGGAGCCGGTGCAGGTTCAGGCACAAAATCATCGACAGGCGCAGGCACAGGAGCGTCCTTGGGTTTGACGGACAGGCTCATGTACTTCTGGCCCGCCAGTTTGGTGCCGTCGCGGCCGGTTTTGATCCAGGCACTCAGCCAGTATTCGCGGCCATCCACGTTGATGCTGCCGCGGTAGTCAGGGCGGCTCTCGTTGCCCTGCTTGTCATTGCGGGCCAGAAGGCCGCTGTTAGTCCGATCGTATTCAGTCATAGATCCTCTGTGGTGATGCGGCTGCGCCGCTTGGTGATGGGCCTGCGGCCCAGGTGAAACAGGTGGCAGTGAGGGCAGTGGTAAATCTGCCGGCTGCGGCCACGGCGCGAGGCGCGTTCGCCTACGCGCTGGGCCTGGGTGAATGTGGAGAATTGAATTTTTCCGAAACACGCACTGGCGCGATAGGTATCTTCAGGCGTCATGTGTTGATGCCCATACAGATCGCACGCTTTGCGTTTTGATATGCAGCATGCGCATCTTCTTCAGTTGGAAAATACCCGAGGTGAACTCTTTTGTTTTTGACTGATATGTGAGCACTCCAAGGGTTCTTTTTCAAGTCTTCGCGTTTATGTGTACCGCGCACATTGCGCTGGTTGTAAAGATTTACAGATCGAGTCACATCGCGCAGATTTGCAAGTCTGTTGTCGTCACGTTTTCCATTGATGTGATCAACATCATGCAGTGGCCATGATCCATGCACATACAGCCATGCCAACCGATGTGCACGAACCCTGTGACCGAGCACGGAAATGGACTTGTAGCCCTTCGCTATGTAATCACCGCCAGCGATATCTCCAATCTTTACTCGATGAGATGTAATTCGCTTCCATCTAAAAATTCCTGTCTCTGGCTCGTAGCTCAATAGTTCTCGCAAAACGCAGACATCAATTTGCGGGTCTTTTGCCTTCATGTTGTCTTCTCCATGAATGCGTTTGATTTGTCGCGTTGCTTTAGCAACTTAGCCACCAAAGCATTCACGTGGGCTCGGTCGTCAGGGTGTACATACACTTCCAGACGCGTCAACCCAAGAGCTGCGCGCCGTTGGCGTAAGGCGGCCACGCGGGCCGCGGTTGTCTTTGCCGTCATGCGTAAGCCGCTGCGCGCGGTGTCTTGACGGTGAAACCAGAGTTGCGCAGTATTTCGCGGCGAATCGTCACGCTACGCTCGGCGGCCGCAGCCCGCAGGGCACGGGCGGTGGCCATTGCGGTGCTGAACTTGTCGGACTGGCCCAGAATGATCCAGGCGAGCAGGGACTGCTCGGCGTCGCGCTCGATTTGCTCGGCGTCGCGGATCAGGTACTCAGGCTTAACGGTGTAGATGGTGGTCATGTTGTTGCTCCAGTTGCGTTGTCGATGAGTGAACTATATCACCGTTTCCGGTAACGTCAACTAGGGACAAACCCTATATTTGCTTATCCCAGCAACGCCTGCGCATCCTCAACCGACCGACAAACCCCGGCCACGCCGCCCGCCTGGCGAATCGTGGCGAGGAATTCCCCCTGGCCTGGACGCATGCGCCCGGTGGCGGACTTGACCTCAATGGCCAGCGTGCGGCCGTCTTTCAGCACACCCATGATGTCGCTCATCCCGCGCTGCGTATTCGCCCGGATGCGCCTGATGCTGCCGTCGCGGTTTCGCTCCTGGAACGTGCCCGAGTTCTGCCGCCAGCAGCTGGCGACCTTCGGGTGGCGCTTCAGCAGCGCCATCACCGCCTTGAGAATCTGCGCCTCTGTCGGCTGTCCTGACGGTTTGCGTGGCCCGCGCTTGGCCGGCTCAGGCGGTATGTTTAGCAGCACGCGGGGCTTGTTGTTCATGGCCGCGTAGAGATCCATCGTGGCCTGGTTGCGCAACATCTTCTCGCGCAGCGTTTCGCGGCCTCTGGTCATGCTGGCGGCCTCACAGTCCACCCGGCGTCGCGCAGCAAAGCCGCTGCGCGCTCGATCTCGTTGCCGCGCCAGTCTCGATTCAGGCTCCAGCGACCATCCTCAAACGATACCTGCCCACGCGCTCGAGGACCCTTGAGAAGCCCCCAGACATGGCGCGTCTCGAGCTCACAGATCGCACCGATGGTGACAGTTTCCAGACTTCCATGGCGCTCCAGTTCGGCCAGCACTGCGGCGGTTTTGCCGCGTGAATGCGACACCTCACTGCCTGTTTCTTGTGTCCTTGGCGACATGCGAATGCTGCTCTGAGTCAGCAGTGCGTCCCACGGGCTGGCATATCTCACCATCTCGCTGCCTCCACATCCTGATGCGTCTCGCGCAGATACCGTGAAGGCAGCCGCTTGACCGTGCCGCGCAGCACTGACTCAGGCAGGCCTGGAAACGGCCAGTCCTCGCGGATGCGGGCCACGCGCAGCGTGGCCACGCCGACATCGAGCACCATCGCATCGGCGCCGTCTGAGAGGCGCACGCGGTCGCCTTGTTTCATTTCATGATCTCCCGAATCTCCGCCAGCATCTCGCGCACGGCGTCGAGCTGGATGCCGCGGTCAACGCTGGTGTGCAGGGTGTCGGTGTAGCTGCTCATATTGCGGTCGGCCAGCTCATGCAAGCGCTCCAGCGCCGCGATGGCCAGGTGCGCAGTGGCAATGTCGCGGGCGGTGATCTTCTGGCCTTTGCGCTCGGTGATCTCGCGCAGGCGCAGGATGGCGTTGGCGGGCTGGGTCATGCCTTCGCCCCCATTAGCAGGGCCGGCATGAATATCTGCGCATGCTGCACCTTCACGGCCAGCGGGATGCCCCGCCTGCGCCAGTTCACGATGCGCTGAACGCTGCCTGGCTTGGTCATGCCCAGCAGCCTCGCCAGTTGTGCAGGGCCGCCGAGCGAGTCGATCAGCCTGCTGTCTGGGTGTCGAACGATTTTCATCATGTCGCGGAGTGTAACGGCATGTCTGCGCCGATGTAAACAGGTGAAGAATCCGCGCCACTGGAAAGACCATGCAAAACAGTAAACAATCTATCGACAGCAGTAAACGGCTTGTTTATAGTTCACCCATCGACAACGCAACCGGAGACAGACATGAAAGCACTCGGAACAGACGACAGCATCACGAACTGCGATTGCTGCGGCAAGTCCGGCCTGAAGTTCACAGTCATCATTGAAATGGACGACGGCGAGATTGCGCATTACGGTCAAGTCTGCGCCCGCCGCAACACCGGCAAGGATCAGCGCACGATTACTAGCGAAATCAAGGCCCACGAAGCGGCCAAGATCGCAGCAGCCCGCGCCGAGTGGAAGAGCCACCCCGCCAATATCGCAGAGCGCGCTCGCTTCGCTATCCGCCCGACAAACCTGCACGGGCTCGCGGCAATCGAATTTGTGCGCGAAGCCTGCCAAGCAGCAGATGCAGTGCGCAATCTGCTGTCCGCAAAGCACGGCGTGTCGCGCTACACCTTCATGTGATAACCACGGCCCTTCGGGGCCACAACCGGAGCCACACCATGCCCCGCCTCACCCCCGCCGACTACCTCTTCGCCATCGCCTTCGGCCTCGCCCTCGGGGCGCTGGTCGGATTCGGTATCTGACAACCACCAGGAGCCCGCACCCATGCAAAACACCTTCTCCGCTGCCCAGTCCATTTGGGACAACGCGCACCCGCCCGAGTACCCCGACGATCCAGAACCCGGCCCGCTGGAAATGATCGACGCCACCGAGGAAGCCCTGCGCGACGTCAACGACGTGGGCCTCTGGCTGGCCGATAACGGGCGCCTGGCGTCCGATGAACTGGTGGACGTTTCCGGCCTCGGCGAAGACCTCGACTCGGCCACCGTGGATCAGCTCTTTGCCCTGCTGCTGCTGGGCACCGATGCGCAGGCCCTGCAGGCTCGCTACCTGCTGCGCGAGCGATTCACCACCGACCGCAAGGCCGAGATCCACGCTCGTGCTCTGCAGCTGCTGGCGCAGAACGCAGACGAAGACCCGTATTACGACGATCCACACCACTGGTACTAAGGAAACCGCACCATGAAAACCGAAATCATTGCCGGCCGCGTTACCGTGCCGCACACCGAATACACCGTCCTGCTGCGCACCAGCGGCGCTGGCAACGTCGACATGAGCATCTGGCTCACCGATGCCGAGGCGCTGCAACTGGCCTCGCAGCTGCGCAAGGCCGTCACCGAAACCCACGCCAAGGAGACCACAGAATGATCACCGTCACCGAAGACCAGCGCACCGACGAATGGCTGCAGGCCCGCGCCGGCAAAGTGACGGCCAGCGGGTTCAAGCACGTGCTGGCCAAGACACAGAAAGGCCTTCCCACCGCCGCCCGCACAACGTACCTCTGGCAGCAAGTCATCGAACGCCTGACTGGCCAACCCGCGCCGGTCGCCAAAACGATGGCAATGCAGTGGGGCACCGATCAGGAGCCCGCAGCGCTGCAGGCTTACATTGAGGCCCACATCTTGCACGTTGAGGCGGTCGGCTTTGTGCAGCACCCGACGTTGGCCGCAGGCTGCAGCCCGGACGGCCTCGTCACTGAAGACATGGCCGACAACGGCCTGGTGGAGATCAAGTGCCCATTCAACTCCGCAAACCATCTCGAAACATGGCTTTCAGGCATGCCCGACGAGCACATGGCCCAGGTGCAGGGCCAGATGTGGATTACCAACCGCGAATGGTGCGATTTCGTGTCGTTTGATAGTCGGATGCCATCAGACCTGCAGCTCTATGTGCAGCGCATCCCGCGTAATCCCGAATACATCGCCACGCTGGAGCGTGAGATCGTTACGTTTCTTGCCGAGGTCGATGCCATCGTAGCCAAGCTGCAGGCAAAGACCTCTTTCTGATCATCAACCCATAGGAGTATTCCGAATGTCAACTGCACTCGTCCCCGTTGATCAAATTGAGCGCATGGCTCTGGCCGTGTCCAAGTCCGGCCTATTCGGCGCCAAAACACCAGACCAGGCCATGGCCCTGATGCTCATCGCCCAGGCTGAGGGCCTGCATCCTGCCATCGCCGCCCGTGATTACTACATCGTCCAAGGCCGCCCTACCCTCAAGGCCGACGCCATGCTGGCCCGCTTTCAAACCGCAGGCGGCTCCGTCCGCTGGGGCGATTACACCGAGCGCCGCGTGACCGGCACGTTCAGCCACCCGCAGGGCGGCAGCGTTGAGATCGAGTGGACCATCGACATGGCCACTGCGGCAGGGCTGACCAAGAACCCGACCTGGAAGTCCTACCCGCGCCAGATGCTGCGCGCCAGGTGCATCTCCGAAGGCATCCGAACCGTGTTCCCAGGCGTGGTCGTCGGCACCTATACGCCCGAGGAGGCCGAAGACATGGACCCGCCAGCGCAGCCCAGCGGCCGGCCGGCCGCGCCGCGTGACATGGGGCCGGTGGTCGAGGTCGCAGACTTCGCCCAGGTCATGCGCCAAATCGACGCCGCGCAGACCATTGACGCGCTGAATGCCCTGCGGCCTGTGATACGGACGCTTGACAAAGACGCCCGCGACGAGGCCATGGATGCCGCCAAGGTACGCGCCGGCCAGATCCGCGCAGCCGAGGCTGAGACAGTGGAGGCGGCAGATGAGCCAATCTGATCCAGCAATCGACTGGGCCGCCCGAGCGCGTGCGATTTCACAAACGTCAACGCTTACATTCAACACCAAAGGAAAAACCATGGAATTGACAACACACACTGCCAAAGGCGTGGACAAGACAGCCCGCTATGGCTGGGTAACGAAAGACGAGCCCGGCGAATTTGCGATGCTGCATAAAGATTTGTTGCAAATTCACCAAGCATATCAACGAGATGTTGTGCAAGAAAAAGTCAAAACATTTACAGCTACTTGGTCTTGGATAGCTCTTGCAGCAATTGTTGTTGGAAAACGTAACGGAAACTATTGGGTAATTGATGGTCAGCATCGAGCCCTTGCAGCAAAAAGACGTAGTGATATTACGCATTTGCCGTGCATGGTTTTTGAAACAACAATTGCTGCAAGAGCTA